GCATGATATCTGCATCGTTCTCACCAGTGAAAACAAAACCTGCACCACCCATATCAGCAGCGAACTGATAGATCTCATCAAAAGGACGGACAAGGCGATACGGAACATGATTGTAGAAGTTACCTTGTTCACCCTTGTACTGGATAACCCTTGCAACAAAATCTACATCACGCAGATCTCCCTGAATGAATTCATTCGCCTCAGTATCAGAATACTCTGGACGTTTAAGATCGACTCCACGCACCCAATATCCCTCTGAGCGAAGTCGCTTTACCATGTGTGATCCAATAAAGCCACCAGCACCGAGCACAAGTGCTGTCTTCTTATACTCACTCATTAAACCAATGTATATCTTCAGTATGTATAATACTAAAAAGGACGGTTGATGTCAACCGCCCTTAAAGGTCTTTCATGCACGCCACTTGTTCTTTTCCTGGAAACAAGAAACCAGGCGGGAGTTACCCCATCCGCACCACTTTGTTTTGTCTAAACAAAGAAAATCAAACTTTTCGTTTTGCGCTTTGATACCAGTTCCACATTTCCTCAAGTTTTGCTGCATCGACGCTGCCGCCACCATCACATTTTGAATGCGACTTAGCTTCAAGTGCCTGAAGTCTTGCTTCGACTTCTACGTCATACTTTGACATTGCTGCGCCACTTGCAGATTTTGCTGCTGTTCCTTTTGCCATTTTAACAAAAAATATACTGTAAGAATTATTTAGTTTTTTAAGGGGTCATTGTGACTCCACCAGTTCTGTTTAAGTCCATCCGTGACTGAAGGGGGAACGTCCCGACCAGGGCTAGTTTAATGACTTACCGAGTCTTTAACATAACAAGGAACACGATCAGGATCTAACCATTTCGTGTATTCAAAATCTTCCATGGCAGTCAGAAGTTGCATCTGATTGTCTAGAAGATACATGTCCTTATAACGCTTGGTCCAACTGTCTGCTTTTTGAATACGATAGTCTGGCATACCATTGATCTCAAGGGTGCCACACTCAACATAACGATAAGGAAAACGCTCTAGTAAAACTTTCACGATACCTCAACAGACTCAAGATCGATAGCAACTTGCTCCATCAGCATATCATAATCATCAAGAGGATCGCCAGAGAAGACGACACCGTTGTTTTCATAATAACGACGGACCTTTTTGAGAAGTTTCGGATTCTTCACATCCAGGAAAAAATCACCATTTACAGCACCACGAAGGGTTTGAATGTCTTTCTTGAACTTGCTAGTCAGTGTCATTGTCTTGTGTGTTGACCTTAGTATTATAAGGGTTTGACAGATCTGTGTCAAGACTGTCAATGGGGGATGAGGGGATCGAACCCACCTTAGCCGAATTATGAGTTCGGTGCATTCACCAGATTGCTAATCCCCCGGTAGGACTGCTGGGAGTTGAACCCAGGTCACACCGTTATAAGCAGTGGGCCTTAACCGTTAGGCGACAGTCCCTTAGGACGCTTCGTTATGTTCTGTGTATATGCGTATGAGTTCATCATCCGCTGGTAACATTATTGCCCTTTCTCCACTCTCATTTTCTACACCTATATGTTCTCCATTCTCTACTCTCTCCATGAGAGTTTCCCAATTCTTTTGCCAGTATTCCACAGAATAAAAGTGCATAGTTGTAGTATGTATGCAAATCGGGGTGACAGGATTTGAACCTACGGCCGCCCGCTCCCAAAGCGGGTGCTCTACCAAACTGAGCTACACCCCGGTCGTGATGGGTTCCTATCGCCGCCAGTCCTGAACCCATCAAAGGGGACTACCGCAGTGGTCTCTCAACCACCCATATAATATAACACTACTTGTGGTGTCTGTCAAACGGTTCCCAGTGCTGCCAATTATTTTTGTGAACTAAATCCATACCTATGATTGGAACAGTAACTAGCATAAGTCCCAGCGTGCCAATCCCAAATGGATTGTTAAGTGTTGCTGCTGCTGTGTGAGCTATTTGGTGCATCATGGGTTTCTAGGGTCGATGTTTAAACTTTTTAAGTAATTAATCCACCACTCTGGGTTTTTCTTTCTCCAATTGGGAACAGGCAGACCTCTCTCTATTGTGTAATATTCGTACAGACTATCATCTATAATCTGTGCGATTTCCATACTCCTCTTCCTCCTCATCAACGTCCTCATATGGGTTTGCCACATATGGTCCGTGTGGTTTTCTGGATTCTGATTCGACATACTTCTCCTCAGAGTAAATTCCTGATAAGAACACCGCCAGTTTCATGACAATAAAAATGATAGCAATGGGCGATAAACAAGCTATTAGAACTAATGGGTTCATTAGTTTTCTCCTATGCTGGATAATCCCAGTCAGTTATGTACCGTGTTTTGTGTTCTGGTCCCCAACCACCAGTGTAGATATAAGGGACAGTGCGAATTGGACATGTGTCGCCAGTGCAAAGTAGATCATCAACAATTCTCCAAGACTCCAAGACTTCCTCAGAGTGAACAAAGTGTGACTGATCGGCACTAAGAGCATCAAACAAAAGTTTTTCATAACCATCGACACCCAACCAATCAGGATAACGATGGGTGAGTGTAGCAAGTTCAACCTCCTCACTCATGCCTGGAGACTTTACGTCAATCTGGATATCAAGGTGAGCATGAGGTTGAAGACGCATCACGATACGTCCTGGTGTCTCACCTTCAAACAATCCAACAGGAGGTGCTTTGAGTTTGACGACAACCTCTACACATTGATAAGGCATTTTTTTACCGCTCATGAAGTAAAAAGGAACTCCCTGCCAACGCCAGTTATCGATATATAAGTCACCAGAAACAAAGGTAGGAGTGCTGCTGTTAGGATCAACGCCCTCTTCAGATTTGTAGCCATCATACTGACCAAAGATTACTTTATGCCCTAGTCTAGTGGCGGCAAGCACCTTTGTCTTCTCTCTTCTGACTTCAGTTGCTGACATTCGGCAAGGTGCTTCCATGGCAATCAATGAAAGAACCTGAAGCATATGATTCTGCAGCATATCTCTTACAACACCTGCATCTTCATAGTATTGCGAACGTCCTTCACAACCAATAGTTTCGGTTGCATAGATCTGAACCTCTTCTATGTACTCCCTGTTCCAAAGTGGTTCCAGTAGAATATTGCCAAAGCGGGTGGCAAGGATATTATTAACAGTATCTTTACCGAGATAATGGTCAATGCGATATACTTGTTTCTCCCGTAAATGTCTGTTAACCACAGACTGTAGATGATTAGCAGATTCAAGATTGTGCCCAAAGGGTTTTTCGATAACCACCCTGGAGCGTTCTGGATCATCCAAGAATCCAGCTTCTTTGAGATTGATGATAGCATTTTCATACCTCTCTGGTGGGACAGATAAGAAATAAGTTGTGTCTGCACTCTCATCATGAAGTTTGCTCAAACTCTCTTGACAATCCAAATCACAAGAAACGAAGTCTAACCAGTGACAAAACTCTTCTGGATAATTTCCAAGTTTATTCAACCAAACTTCCTTAGGAAGATCTCTACGAGATGCACCAACAATCAGAAGTCCTTGTGGCAGTAGATCTTTTTTCCATAACTCAAAGAGTGCTGGAATCAATTTTCTTTTACACAGATCTCCGGTAGCACCAAAGATAACAATGCGTCTACTAATGGGCGGTTCCGTTTCCATCATAGTCCTCCGAGTCGTAATACGATATTTCACCTTTAAATCGTCCAAATGCGAGGGTGGTACATACAAAGGGTATGGCCACCCATAATAGGAATTGTCCAAATGTCATCTAACGTGGTGTCCTCCAAACATGTATCGCATACCGTTTAGGATTTTGTTTCCATATTCTCCAAGTCTCCTTGAGTTGAATCTTTCAAAGAGGGCAGCACTAATAACAGGAGTGGGTACACCGAGATCCACAGCACTGTGAAGAGTCCAACGACCCTCACCAGAGTCTGATACTCCTCCATCGAACTTGTCCAATTGAGGATCATGCCGCAGAACATCAGCGGTAAGGTCGAGTAACCAACTACCAACAACAGAACCACGACGCCATAACTCAGCCACCTCAACACAGTCAATATCATACTGGTAATTTTCTGGATCTGACATTGGAGCAACTTCAGCATCTCCCTCCTTTACATATTTACTACCCAAATCTGCGTGCTTTAAAATATTAAATCCTTCAGCATATGCCTGCATGATCCCATACTCTACACCGTTGTGAACCATTTTGACAAAATGTCCTGCACCTGGTGGTCCACAATGTAACCATCCATGCTCTGCAGATGTTTCGTAAGAACGTGGGTCTGTGCGAGAGGCAGATCCAATACCGGGTGCGAGGGCCCTGAAAATGGGGGCACATACATGTACTGCTGTATTTGCACCACCAACCATAAGACAGTATCCACGCTCCAAACCGTAAACACCACCAGAAGTACCACAGTCAATATATTGGATGCCCAATTTAGCAAGGTATTCTGCTCTCCTGCGAGAATCTTTAAAGTTGCTATTGCCATGATCAATAACAATATCCCCGTCGCCAAGTAATGGTAGTAACTCATTCAGTGTGTCCTCTACTAATTCTGCGGGGATGACAAGTTGAAAGATGCCAGGTGCCTCTAATCTTTCTCCATCGTCATCAAAAATTGATTCGTGTGTTTTTACTACTTGAACAAGGCTTTCCAGAGAATCTGCAGCACTTGTAATATACCCGTGCTCTTCTGATTCTTTTGCTTTTTCATAGTTTCTACGGTATCCATAAACTTCAATACCAGCCTTAATCATGCGGCGAGACATACCCTCACCCATTCGTCCAAGACCAATTAAACCTACTTTCATTTGTTCTTTAGCAATTGTTCGACCTGCTTACGAATGTCAGCAGATTTTTTCTTTTCACGTTCACAGTGTTTGTATCCATGTTTACCATGAAATATAAAATGACCCTGAATAATCATAGTTATTCCAAAAAGAAATAACGTAATGACTCCTAACCAGTTTATAAGTGTGGATGAAGCCATGGCACTACTGGTGGAATAACACCAATAAGTCTTAAAAGACCCTCACTAAAGAGACCAAGAATAAAGAAACCGACAAACATGCTGATAATTCCAGCATTTCGATTGTGCTTTCTTATAGCATCGTCAATCATTTCCTGACACTCTTCACGAGTGACATAGTGTGCAGGTTTGATTTCATCCATCCTGTGAGACATTTGGTAGATTATCCATAGGATCAGGTTCTCCTCTAACTATAGCACATGCTCTCTTATAAAAGAAGTTATCAGTCGTGCCATTTTCTTCAAACACTGACTTAATCCTCACCCAATTGTCGTAGGTGTCTGGATGCATCTGCCTATCCTCCGGGGTCTAACATTACTATTTAATGTTAGAGGCTGATACCGATATGTCAACTATGTTTTGATTTCCTAACGGAAAGGGTGGGATTTGAACCCACGGATGCTCTCACATCGCCAGTTTTCAAGACTGGTGCATTAAACCACTCTGCCACCTTTCCCTATT